GAATTATCTGAAAAGAGAAGAATAAAGGTTGAACCAACAACTGTCATTATGGGTGGTGATGGTGAAGAGCGTATTTCTGGAACAGCTACAAGACAAGCTTTAGAAAACGATGATATTAACGGTTTCAAAGCATTGCTTCCAAACATTCCTGCTGTGCAAAAAGATGCAAAAAAGATTATGTTGATGTTTAAAAAAGCTGGTGAAAAAATCGCTGAAGAGAAGGCAGCAAAAGAAGCAGCAAAGAAAACAAAAACAGTCAAGAAAAAAACTGTAAAAGAATCTGTGCTGTATGAATGCATTGTGTTATTGGTAAAAGAGCAAATTATTCTGGAAAAGAAAAAGCGCAAGGGCAAGATTCATTTTCCAAAGAAGATAGAAAAGATTATCAAAACAGAACTCAAGCCACGTTACGGTGACAATGATGCTGCGATATATGGAACAGCAACAAAGATTATGAAAGCTATGGGCTTAAAGAAAACTAGTAAAAAAGACTGAATGCTTGGATTTTTGAAGGTTGGGTGTATTTATAGGCATGGCGTAATATTGCCGAAGGAGATTTAATCATGAGAGTAACTGTAAGACAACTAAAAGCATTGATTCGTGAAGCTGCTCAAGAAGCAATGGCAGAAATGCAAGACGTTGGTGAAGGTGATCATATGGAAGAAACTGTTGAAGAAGAAGCAGCTCTTCATGAAGCCGTTACCAAGGCATTCCGTGCAGGTTATCAACGTGGTGTAAGAGCAGCCACAACTCGCAGAAGCCGCTGAATCAATCAATAATGATAGTAAAAGCAAAGGGCTTGCATGATGTAAAAATCTGCAAGCCCTTTGTGTTTATCAATGTGCTTTAATCAGTCTAGAACGAATTCTTAAATCATTACCAAACTTTGACATAAGTTCTTCATCATTGTTTAAGTTGTTAACAGCTTTAACGTTTAAAGGGCTATCATCAAAGAACTCGATATGAGGAATGTTACGAGATAGCATGGCATCTTTTATCCAGTTGCTTTTAAGTTCTGGAGCAGAGCCATTTAGTGTTATAACCGGAATGTTGATATCAAATGAACTAAGAAAATCAGATATGTTTTTATTTGCATCATGACCTCTTGCTGTTAGGATAACAGCTGGATATGAGGATTCTTCTCTTAGTTTTGTTACAACATTTCGAAGTATGTCAAATGTAAAGTCAATAATCTTTGGATTAACAACTTCTGCAAACTCACGATAATCGTATTTGAATTCTTTTTCTGGGTGTTTTGCTTCCACATCAACTTTAAACGTAGCATATTCAGCTGGAGTGATGGCATATTCGTCATCTAGCTGTTCTCCAGAATCTTTATCAAACTCGGTTACCCAAACTCTTGAGTTTGTTTTTGCTAGTGTATCGTCAAAGTCAAACACACGCAAAGTTTTGGCTCCCGTTCGTTTTGAAACAACTCCCAAATCTTTAAGCTCTTCAACGATTAATATTTTGAGAGCGTTATATAGAATACGTTTCATTGGAAGCTCCGTATTTATAGATATATGAGCACATTCAATACAACTTTAAAACCTACTTCGTTTGGTTTCTATGACAAATACCAACTGTTCCAGCAAGACGCTGACAACATGATTACTTTTGTTCTTAGATTTCTTGGTGAAGATGTTTTATCCGTTGAACTAACAAAACGTCAAATTTGGGATAACTTTGAACAAGCCACTCGTGAGTTTAACGGAAAAATGATTGAATATCAAAACGTATCCAATCTTTCTAACCTTCTTGGTTCTCCAACAGGCAGTATTGATGCTAACGGTAATCCTTCTATTAATGTCACAGATATGTATGTGCAGCCAAACTTAGAGTATCTATTAACTCTAGCCGCACCATACGCAGGTGTTGTTGGTTATTCTCAAGACGAACAAACATATCTCGGTTATATCACAATGGTTAATACCAAACAAGAATATGACCTTTATACAGACCTTATTGACAAAGATGGCACGCCAATATGGAATCTACAACCAAGTGGTTCTGTTGGTTCTATGCAAGTTGTTGAAGTATTCCATAACGCTCCTGTTCAATACGTGTTCAACTCTAACCTTGCTAGCAACTTCGTTGCAACAGGGTTACCTGTAGAGTCTTATATCCCAGACACACGCTTTTATGTTCTTCCATTGTTTGAAGACGTATTAAGAGCAGGCATGTTGGAAGCAGCACAAAGAGTAAGAAGATCACATTATAGCTACAAGATTTCTGGCCGTAGCATAAGAATATATCCAACACCAAACAGTCTTGTTCCTGGTTACAACAATCGTGTTTGGATTCGTGTTAGATTCTCAAGACAACCTTTTCCAACACTAGCAAGCACTATTGTTAACAGTGGCTCTGCTTATTCTCCTGTTGGTTCTGGTTCTGCTGGAGCATATGAACAAGATAAGATTTATGGTGTTAACGGTCCATTCACTGCACCTTTTGGACCATTGAACTATAACAGCTTAAATATGTGGTGTAGAAACTGGATTGCACAGATGACTCTTGCTCTTTGCACTATCCAGCTTGGACGTATCAGAAGCAAGTTTAAGAGCATGCCTATTCCTGGTGCTGATCTTTCTCTTAACGGCGACGATCTTGTCTCTCAAGGCAAAGAAGACAAAGAAAAGCTTATGACTTCTCTCAAGGAAACTTTGGACAACTTGACTTATGACAAAATTGCAGAACGTGAAGCAGCCAAAGCAGAAAATACTGTAAAACAACTTGCTTATATTCCGATGCCACCTAAGTACGCAATTGGTATATTTTAGTTTGTAAAACGTTACCTCTCTACTCTATATAACCTCTATTTAACAGTATGACAACAATAGCAACACAACTAGCCACAAAGCTTGTTAATGAGACTTTAAAAGAACTTTACATTAACGTAGATCATTCTTTTCAAGATATTATTCGTGTGACATATCGTTATAAAGACGAACCAGAAGAAAAAGATGTTAGTTTGACTTCAGCTATGGAACACGACAGAACCAAACCAGCTGAAGGTGAAAAAATATACGGCGAAGTGTATGCAAAGTTAGCTTCGTCCAGCCCAGACAAAGCAAAGGGACCATGTAATGATTCATATGTTGTTGAGCTTGCAGTTGTAAATCAACCCGGTGGTGGTTGGGGCAGACTTCTTTACTACATAGCAATGCATTATGCTGGTGAAAATGGTTTGATATCAGACAGAGTTCGAAGTTCATCTAATGCCGTTGCAACATGGAACAAACTATGGAATGATTCAGAGATTAAAAAAAAGCTTCTTGATGATTTTTATGATCCAAAAACTCCAGATGAAAAAGATGATTGCAATCTAGCATCTTCTGGGAAATATTCTACTGAAGATTCCAACAAAGAGAAAGCAAAGTTTTCAAAGAGTGCTCATAACTGGAATTATTTTTTAGGAGGCCATAGAAAAGAAACCAAAGGCGAATATGAAGAATTAAGTGATCCAAATCCAGAACGTGCCAAAGAGTATAAAGAACAAAAAGCTAACAAACTGAATTATACATACATTTCTGAGTCTAGAGAAGCAATTAGTATTTTAGCAGATGCTGGAAGATTGGCTTATAATGGCAAGTTTTCACCAAAAAAAACAACCACTATCTCTTCTATCAATCGTCCTGCTACTCCAAGACCTATAGAAGAAAACCATGTGTTTCTTTATGACATCTTGTTTGGAGATTAACCATGGCAAGATTGTTCATCGGTTTAAGGGAAGTCCAGTTTATTAATGATCTTGCAACTTCCAACCTTTGTGCGATTTGTTTTTGCCGCTGATTACATTTCTTAGATGAGTGGGATGTAGGGCATGTAGTTTGCAAAAGGCACTGAGACATACAATTTGCCTATATATTTCGCCAGTATTAGAAACTAGAGGTCTATCAGATAAGTCGTATATTTTGGCATTGTGGTTATCCATTCCGCTACACTTACCTTTTCTATTTTGTTTCATTTTATTAATTGACTCTTGTTTGTGTTTCATACCATAAGTTGGGCTAAGTTCTCCTGCTTTACCAAATAAAGGATGTTTGTCTCCTGCCAATAATCCTTTATGAGACTCAGAGAGTTTTTTTCTAGTTTCTTCCGAGATAGTATGTCCAGTTTGAATATTCCGAAGTTTTTCTTTAAGGGCTTCTCCTTTTTCGGTTTGGTAAAACCTCTTCTTTGATTCACTGATATTAATCTTGTCTTCTTTAGTGAAACTATAGTTCCTACCACCGGTTATGACGTTGCAAACTTTGCTGCCATATATGAGTTTAAATTCATTTATATGAAACTGCTCTCGCTCGCACAACAACTTACCAATTTCAGCTTCGTTTGTGGCCACTGACGTATCAACAACTTCTACAATAGAAAATCTCAAAAAATCGACGTTACCAGTTTCTAGGTAATGTTTCTGCACCGAACGTTTGAGTTTTATGTTTGTCCCTGATTTTCTTTGTTTTTGTATTGGTTTCAAAAGATCATACTTGTAGTTTAACCATCTCTCTCTTATTGTTCTTCTTGTTTGTCCAATGTAAATCTTGCCGGAAATCGTATTTTCGATTTTATAGATCACATTCTTGGTTCTTGAATGTTGTGCGCCCCCATATCTGTAATCAAACTGCCATTCCATATTTCATACCTTTTTTTGGATACCCCTATCTTGGAGTTAACAATAGATAGTGTGATTGTTTTGGTTTCATTTAGATGTTTTTTATTCCTGTTGACTCTAAAGCTTTTGATAAAATCCTTATAAACAAGCATTTGGCAAAATCTAAAAACGAACATATATATTTTCATGGCAAGATTATTCATAGGATTGAGAGAAGTACAGTTTATCAATGATTTGGCCAAGGAGTTCATAAAGGATGTTGCAGGCCAAACAATAAACTACTTTCCTGTATCTTCCATTAAAAGTTCAGTTCATAAGATATACAACGAAGCTGTTCAAAAGATTTTTGAGAATCCTATATCGGTTCCTGCTCTTGTAGGAATGCCAGAGTATTCAAGTAAAACAACAAACTTTGGACCAGATATTGAAGCTAAGATTGAAGTGCTGGTGCAATACAAAGATTTACAAGATAAAGGTATTGTGTTAAGCGAAGGTGATTTCTTTTCTTATGACGACATTCTTTATGAAATTTTAACGGTTGTCAATGCTGGAAAAAACATCTTTGGTTTAGCTGAATACAACACAGCATGGAAAATCACAGCTCGCAGTGCAAGACTTAATCAGCTTGACGTACCGAATCTTCCAAATCCAAGACTTGCCCCAGATGACATTCAAACTGTTTTTGAGCAACAGCGTGGTTTACCTTTAACAGATGATGGTAAGCAAACCGGAGATGTTCGTGAAATGAGAGAACGTCTTGGTCAAGACATGGCTCCTATTGCTCTTGGTACTGGTCAGCGCAAAGTTGAACCAAACGTAGGAGAAGAAGGTGATTTTATTGAGGGCAAAACACCAAGCTTTAACAACGATCCATTGCCTGCCAAAAAAGGAATATATGATGAATGATGTTGTCTAGTTATACAACATGACAACACGTTTTAATGTTCCTTATTTAGAAGGCAAAGAACAGTTAGATACTGGTTATGATCTTCAAAACAATGATCCTTCTACATTTTTCATACCTTCTTGCGGTATAGAAGATGTAGATGCAGCAATGCACGCTTTGTTCGATAAAGATATTCCATTTCAAACATATCAAATCAACACAAGCTATGAAAAAGAAATAAACCTTAAGAAACCTTTTGTGATATTAGCAACAGGTGAAAGGTTTGCCCTTGCAAAGCGTTTAAAGCCTTTTAGAGACAGGAACGGAGTTCTATTACTCCCAGCTATATCAATTCGTAGAACAACGATTGAACAAGCTTCTGGTGACACTTTTGTTGGTGAACTAACAATCAAACGTAGACTAGATGAATCTGATAAAGATTATCAGTCATTGATTAATCGCTTGCTTTTAAATAATGTGCCAAATCCTCCAGATACCTTAAGAGGAAACAAAGGTGAAAACGAAAACGATCCATCTATACGTGAAGGAATGCTTTTAGATGACAGAACAAAACGTCTAAGAGCCGATCACATATATGAGATTATTGCAATACCTTTTCCTCAGTTTTTTACAGTAACATATGAGATTGTGTTTTGGACCAACTACACACAACACATGAACTATATTTTAGAAACATTATTGGCTAGTCAAATTGTTCCCGGCAAAGGCTTTTATCTCAAAAGTGATAAAGGCTATTGGTTTTCTGCAACCATGGACAACAGCTTAACAGCACAAGATAACTTTGATGATATTACCGATGCTGAAAGATTAATCAAATACACCTGCAACATAAGCGTAAGAGGTTATTTGTTGGCACCAAATGCTCCAGGTCAAAGAGTTCCATTCAAGCGTTATCTTTCAAACGTTAATATATCATTTGAAACATATGTTGCTGAAGGGAATGTATTGCTGCAACCTGAGATTGACAGATATAACGAAACCAAGAACGACTTTACAAAGGAAAATCCTTTTATTCTAACTGATATTGAGCAAGACCCGGCAACCAAACAAAAGCCAACCGAGCAAGAAAAGCTTATTTTTGAACGAACTTATCGTGATCCAAACAATCAAAACATCAAGCAAACAAAGTATGTGAAACAAATGGCTAACAATCAAAAGCAAGGTGAGACGGTGTATACCGCTTCTGACCAGCAAGCTTTGTTTGATTTCTTTGCTGATAACAAGTGAACAAAGGGAAACAGGTTTTCTGTATCTATTTATGCCGTAGAACTTTCACAACCGTAAAGTGAGGAAACAATATGCCAGAAACAGTATTAAAAGCACCTAATTATTTTGACCGTGAGTTCGATTTAACCGAACGCACTATTCCTGTAGGTGGTACTCCTGCAACAGTTATTGGTGGTGCAGAAAAAGGCCCAGCATTCGTACCTGTAACTCTTGGAAGTTACACCGACTTTGCTAACAAGTTTGGCAACGTAAATCCAAAGTTCGCTGGAACATATGGAGCAAAAGCATTCTTGGATGCAAAAGGAAGTGAACTTGCATCAGTTAACTATATTCGTGTTCTTGGATGTGGTGCTAACAGCAGCGAAGCAGATATTTCATCAACAGAAACAGAAGGTACTGTTGTAAATGCTGGCATGAAAGTTGTTGGCAGTGGTCTTACATTCGTTTCTGGGGCTCTTCAAGGCCGTGTCCAGTTTCTTGTTGGAAAACATTTTGTGCAACCAAACGAAGTGTTTGGTATGCCTGACTTTACCAACAACTCCAGCTATACTGTAAGCGGTTTTACTCCAGACAACGACACAGTAAATCTTGTTCGTGCAGTATTGTTTACTACTCCAGATTCACGCTTTCTTGTTCTTAGCGGCGCCGTGGACTCTGGTGGTGTTTATAGCAACACATTAGCAGCTTCTGGTGGTGGCACAAACGAGGCTGCTCAAGTAGGCACAGAAGGACCAATGACCGGTCTATTCAAGCTTATACTGTCATGTTCAGCAGGTTCTACCTTTTCTTCAGATGACGGTTTCGCAGGTCTTAAAATCTTCTCTGCATCTTTGGACCCAAGCTCAACACAATATGTTGGTAAAATCCTAAACACAAACCCAGAAGACTTTGCTTCAAAGAAGCATCTTCTTTATCTTGACTATGCTGTTGACGCAGAAGTTGCAACATTGTCAGCAAGCAACTCTGTTCCAACTGTTGCAGTGCTGTCTGGTTCAAGCAACACAAACACCTCTGGCCACACATTTAGTGAAGCATTTGGTTATTACAACACACGTTATACAACACCAAAAACACCATACTTTATTTCACAACCTTTTGGTGGAATCGAATACGATCTATTCTATGTAGAAAGCCGTGATGACGGTGAATATGCCAACAGTAGATACAAGGTAAGCATTTCAAACCTACAAGCTTCAACCAACCCATCTACAAAGTATGGCTCATTCACATTGTCTGTTAGAGTGTTTAATGATACTGATGCAGAGCCACAAATCCTAGAACAATTTAATAATCTTTCTCTTGATCCAAACAGTGCAAACTATGTGGTTAGAGCAATCGGTGATAAGCGTACTCAGTTTAACTTTGATGCAGTAGATTCAGATGATCGTGGCCTTATTGTTCTTGGCAAGTATGGAAATCGCAGCAGATTTATTCGTGTTGTTCCAAGCTCACAACTAGAAAGTGACGAAGTGCCAGAACTAGCTCTTCCATTCGGTTTCCGTGGCCACCAAATGCTTCTTACAAACGTTGGATTAAACGATCAAGTTGGTACTCTGGCACCCACACTATCACGTATTACAGGTGTTTCTTCCAGTACTGTTGGTGGTGGGGCTCTTCTATCAGGATCAATCGTTCCTCCAGTTCCATATCGTTTTACAATCACACGTAACCCACTAACAGCATCAGGAACAACCTTTGGTGCTCCAGGCGCACAAACAGTGCTTGATGGCCGTCTATATTGGGGAGTTAAATTTGAACGCAACAACAATAACGTTTTAAACGCAAACGTTAATGCTGAGATCAATCCAATCATTGAAAACTTTACAAGGTTTTCTGGCATTCAAAAACAAGAAGTACTAACCACTGGTTCTGCTTCTGACGTTTTGAATGACAACAAATTCTCTCTTGCAAGAGTTGCTTTGGATGCAACTTCAATGGCAACAGTTGCATCAACAGACATACCAACCCTAATGAAGTCTGCTGCATATCTTCGTAATGCAACAATTGATCCATCAACATATGCTGCAACAAACTTTAGCAACCGTTTGACCTTTGCATCTCTACTAAACAGTGGCAGTGCAGTGCAGTTTAACAACTTCTCAAATTATGCTAAGTTTACCACATTCATGCAAGGTGGCTGGGATGGTGTAAACATCTTTGACAAGCAAGCAGCTAGATTCACTGACCAATCAACTTCTACAGAAGCTGGTACAGGTGGTGTATATGGCCTTGCAAATGCAAGCTATGTTTCTCCTGGTGCACCTGCTCTAACAAACTACACAGGTGTTGGATCTGCAAACCAAAACGTTGTTGCATATCGTACAGCACTTGATGTTGCAACCAAT